ATGTGGCAGACCAACTCGGTGGCCTTCCGAGCGGAACGGATCCTGAATTGGTCCAAACGGCGTACATCCGCTGTCGCTCTCTTGAGCGAAGTGAACTGGGGTATCCCTGGAGCGCCCTAATGCGTGATCCCAACGGCTGGGCGATCCGTCGCCCAGTCCACTCTTCGTGGAGGATGCCATGACAAAGAACGGCTACATGACGCGCGCGATGCGACGCCAAGATCCTCGCTTTGCGAAGATCCTGGGCAAACTCGGTTATGAATCGGCTGACATGCAAGCAGATAAACAGGCAGACGATGTGCCCGCCTTGCGCGCGCAGTACACGTCGCTGTGCGGGAAGCGTCCCTTCATGGGTTGGGATGCAGCTACTCTGAAATCGAAAATCGAAGAGCTGGCGAAGTAATGCGCCTTTGGCCCTTTCGCGCAAGACCACCTGAGGAGCAGAAGGCTCTCTCCAATGTGCCTTCCGGCGCTGGCGGCTGGGTTCCCATCTTGGAAAGCTTTGCCGGTGCATGGCAACGCAATGTCGAGGTTGATCAAGAGCGGATCCTTGGAAACCCCATTGTGTTTCGCTGTCAGGCGATGATCGCGCGCGACGTTGCAAAACTGCGGGTCAAGCTGGTCGAGCGAAAGGACGGTATCGAACAAGAGGTTTCGAAACCGGCATTCTCACCCGTTCTCCGGCGGCCAAATCACTATCAGACGCGCAACCAATTCTGGGAATATTATCTGCTGTCCAAGCTAGCTCGCGGCAACACATACGTGCTCAAGCAGCGAGACGCTCGTAACGTCGTCAAAGGTCTATACGTCCTTGACCCGACGCGGGTCACGCCCCTGGTTTCCGACAGCGGACAAGTCTTCTACAGGCTGTCCAGTGACAACCTATCTCAGTTGCCGGCAGATCTCACGGTTCCAGCTACGGAAATCATTCATGACCGTTGGAACTGCTTGTTTCATCCTTTGGTGGGTATCTCGCCGCTTTGGGCCAATGGCATCGCTGCCACGCAGTCTCAGAAGATGCAGGAAACCTCGGCAAACTTCTTTGCAAACCAAGCGCGCCCCGGTGGCATCCTGACGGCTCCTGGCAAGATAGCTGACGACACAGCAAAGCGGCTTAAGGAAACCTATGAGAGGCAGTACACGGGCGAGAACGCGGGCCGCATTGCTGTTGTTGGTGATGGGCTGAAATTCCAACCCCTTAATGTCGTTGCTGCGGATTCTCAGCTTGTTGAGCAGCTCAAGTGGACCTCCGAAACCGTTGCAACGACCTATGGTGTTCCCCTTTACAAAGTGGGTTTGGGGCCGGTCCCAACGGCCAACAATCTGCAAAGCCTCAACGTTGAGTACTACAGCCAGGCCTTGCAGGGTCTGATCGAGGACGCTGAGTCCTGCTTGGATGATGGGTTGGGGCTCAACGCGGATAGCCTTGGCGTCCAGTTCGATCTTGAAGGCCTTCTGCGCATGGACAGCGCAACGCAGATGGAGGTTCTTGAGAAGGCAAAGGGCGTCATGACACTTGATGAGCGGCGGCAAAAACTGAGCCTACCCAAGATCACCGGGGGCGACACCGTTTACCTGCAAGAGCAGGATCATAGCATTGAGGCCATTGCTGCGCGCGACGCGCTTTTGATTGACCCTCCGCAAGAGGCGAACCAGCCGAGCCGCGATATTCAAGAGGCGCAACTCTCCGGGTTAGTCCTAAAAATGTATGACCTAGTGGATGCTCGCCGATGATTATTGATGATTTAGCAGAGCGGTTGGTGGGGGTCATTTTCCGCGCCATTGAACCACTCGAGCAGCGCCTCGCGGTTATTGAGGAAGCCTTTGAAAAGGCGATGCCTCCCAAGGACGGCGCGGACGGCGCGGACGGCAAAGACGCAGACCCAAAAGAGGTAGCGGAGATCGTCACCGCTGAACTTAAAGAGCATATCGACAGCCTCAAAGCCGACCTTGCATCCATGTCCGACGCTATACCTGAGGCGGTTGATCCTGACGCAATCGCTCAAGACGTACTCAAAATGATCCCGACGCCAAAGGATGGTCAAGACGGCAAAGATGGCCGCCACGGTGAAAAAGGTGATGTTGGCGAAGTTGGCGTCGGGCTTGCGGGGGCAATGATTGACCAAGACGGCGGTCTCGTGGTCACTCTATCGAGCGGAGAGATCGTCAAGCTGGGCACTGTCGTTGGCAAAGATGGCAGCGCTGGTGCCAATGGAGCTGATGGCCTTGGTTTTGATGATTTGACCTTTGAGCAAGATGAGGAGGGGCGCCCAACGGCTGTATTCCGCAAAGGGGAGTTGGAGAAGCGTGTTGGCTTGCCCTGCCTTATCGACCGCGGTCCTTTTCGCAAAGGAGAGCAGTATCAAAAGGGCGATGCAGTTAGCTATGGTGGCTCTCTATGGATTGCACAGGGCAGCACTGAGCAACGCCCAGATGGAGGTGCGGGCTGGCGCTTGGCTGTGAAGAAAGGCCGCGATGGGCGCGATCAGAAGGTGGTGATCTGACGTGCCTGACCTCACAACGCTTGCAGAGCTGAAAGCCGCGCTTCGTGTTTATCACTCTGACGATGACACGGAATTGACCGACTTGATCACCGTCGCTTCTGCGGTTGTCATTGGATACCTGGACACAAGGGCGCAAGACCTTCTGTCGCTTGACGAGGACGGCGAGTTTACGCCCGAAAGTCAAGTTCCCGCAGCCGTTTCACGGGCCACCATCGTTGTTGCGGAACACCTCTACGAGAGTGATGACGAAATGAAACGCGCTCCTGGCGGCCTGCCGTATCGTGCAGAAATGATGCTCTACAGATTGTCAGACCCGACCTGCATCTAATGTGCGTCAAGTCGCTCCTTGATCGGATTGCCCGAACTTACAAGCATGGGCAGGTCATGGAGGACAATGAATGGATCGTTGGATTCTTCTGCTTCGAACAGCAGTCCTCTGATGTAATAATTGTCACGCTTCATTTTTAACTCCTGGAATCAAAGTGGGCCTTCGCGGACGTATTCATCTGTCCGTATTGTTCAATAGCGGCAGTTTACGTCAAGAAATGGGGGGGGGATCATGCAGAGTGTTGGGCGGAGATCACGACCTACGCCGAAGCTTGAAGGCCTTGTATCGTTTGAGGCATTCACCTTGAACTCTGATGGTTTGGGTGGTCAAGAAAAGGTCTGGCAGGAGGTGTTCCAAGCCCGCGCTGAGTTCACCTACCTACGTGGCGGGGAGGCCGTCCAATCTGCTCGCTTGTCTGGAACGCAACCCGTTGTAGTGACGATACGGCGGCATGCACAGGCCGATGCAGTGGATCACACCTGGCGCATGCGAGACATGCACAACGGCGGGCTCTTCAACGTTCGAGCCAAGGAGCCAAATCGAGAGAGACCGCGTCAGTTTTGGGATCTCATGTGCGAGCGAGGTGTTGCGACATGAGTTCCGTGGCACTGCAGGGCGCGCTCTACAACGCATTGTCTTCCCATGCTGGCCTAGCCGCCTTGGTCGGTGATCGGATCTACGACGGGCCTCCGTCTGAGGTTACCTCGCCCTACATCACCTTTGGGCCGAGCGATGACGTTGAGGATGATGAGCAGTGCATCACTGCGGAAGAGCACTTTGTGCAATTGGACGTTTGGTCGGAGTCCAATGGCAGAAAAGGGCCAGCGAAGCGGATCATTGAGCAAGTCAAAGATGCTCTGCATAGGCGCACTGTGGAAATCGATGCGCCATATGAAATTGTTCAAATTGAGGTGCGCGGATCGCGCGTGACAATCGACCCTGACGGCATCACCGCGCACGGCACTATAGATGTAAGGGCGTTGGTGGAATGGTCGTAGGTCTCAAGTCCCTTCGCAACAAATTGGAGCGCAAGATCCCAAAGGCTGTGCGTGAGGAAGTCGCCAAGCGCATGGAGGCTTACGCAGAGCGGATCGTTGCAACGATGAAGCGGCGCGCTCCCAAGCAGTTCGGCGACCTTGTTGCTTCTATCGGGTGGACATGGGGCGCAGCGCCCGCGGGCTCGATAGTGATCGGGCAAGTTGGAGCCACCAGATACGGAACGATGCGCATCACGATCTATGCGGGCAGCAGTTCAACCATCGTGACCAATGCTCGAGGTCTCGAGTTTCAGAACGCGTTCCTGCAAGAGTACGGCACAAAGGACATGCCGCCGACGCCTTACTTCTTTGTCACCTGGAGACAGTTTCGCCGTGGGGCAAAAGCAGCGACGACACGCGCAATTAAGAAGGGTCTTTCTTCTGGCGCTCGATAGCATCGATGAGCTTCTTGTCGCGTTTGTCGGCTTTTGCTTGGGAGATGATAATCCAGGCAATGATCACTAGAACAAAGTGCGATGCGCCGAACGAAAATGCCGCCAGGATCAAAGCTGGCATCCAAAGCGCAAAAACTATGACTGCGGTCATTACCCTGC